ACAAGCCCTTACCATATTGGTAGATAGAGCCCGTCTTTTCCTCCATACCCTCGGCCTCGAGTTGCATGGTTTCGGACAGCGGAGCCATAGCGTCGGCCATAGGAACGGTACGCTTGATGCCTTGCTTAACCGTCCAAGCAGGGTTCTTTTTGAGGTCGTTACGGTCGATGTCATACTCGTTACCCTCGACGCGGAAGTGCTCTTGCCAGAAGAACGCATTTTCCTCGATTTCGATGGTAGAGTCAATCAGTGTTTGGAGGAAGCCTGCATTAGCCCCATCCATAAAGCCCCTTTGATAAAGTTTTTCGATGGCCTCATCAGGGGTGAAGTGGAATTTAAGTGCATTTGCCATATCTTGTTTCCTTTCTTTAATTACGTGTTAATAATAGCGACGATGATTAAATCCAGAAGATACCGTCAATAAGCGACTTGTTGTAAGCAAGCACGTACTTTGGTAGCGGTTGCATCTTAGCAATCCACGCCTGTTTGTTATAGACACCAGAAACGCTATAATTAGCATTTTGGAAACCATAACCCTCAGTTGGAAGCATATCACGGTCGGCTTCGTTGAACACATTGGGCTTGGGGCAAAGTACGGTTGCGCTTGCTGATGCGGTATCACCAGCAGCCTCAACAAGAATAGTGCCAACGGTAAGTGCACCGAGGGCGGTGTCAATAGTGACGGTGAACTCTTCGTTAGTCTCGCTATATGTCACGGCGGTAATTTTCGCCGACTGACCAGTAGTATCTGCGGTGTTGGGTGCAACCATAATCAGCTGACCAACCTCTGGGGCGTCTGAATAGCCATCGCCCTTGATGTAGATGGTTGTAGCCGCAGCTGCACTTGCCTTTGAAACTGCGAACGAGCGGAAAATCAGCATAGGTTGACCAGGGGTGTACTGCAAGAGTTGCCCTGCCCAAAGATGCCCAAATCCCTTGTTGGGGTTAGCGATAGTACCGCCAAGGAGGATATTGTTACGGTTTTCGCCGTTACTATCCTTTACCCACACCCAACGACCGCCGCGAAGTTTCTTAGCGGTCTCGAAAAAGTATTGGAGATTCGTAACCATAATTTTTTGTTATTTAAAATGTTATTGAACTTTCACTTTCTTTAGCGAAGCAATGAAGTCCTCGTCGCGCTTTTGCGTTTGTTGAGGTGCCAACGGTGCAATGTCGCCAATGGAATCTTTAAAGATTTCCTTAAAGCGCGTTACAAGTGCGTCGGCTTGCTCCTTGTCTTCTTTATCCAACTTAACATCATAATCCGTCGCAAATTTCTCGAACGACGCATGCAGATTTTGTCGGATACCTTTCTTGGCCAATTCCATGATGTTCTTGAACTTGGTGGTTTTCTTTTCACCGTCCATGAACTTTTCATAAGCATCCAACTTGTCTTGAACCTCTTTAGGAAGTACAACCTCGTTGGGCTTTGGATTTGGTTTTGGCACTTTCTTTTCCAGCTCAGCGATTTGGGATTTGTAGCCGTTTTCTTTCGTCTCAAATTCCTTGGTCTTATCCGTGATAATAAGGCTTGCACCACTAAAAGCGGAATTAAGCGCAAATTTCATGTCGCCAAGTGCCGTTTCATCGTCTGCTGCTGCGTCGGGATAACGCTTTGCAAGATGTTCCGCAAACTTGTCTTTAAAACCATCGGTGAGTGTCGCGTTGGTGTAACTTTTCTCGTTACAATAGTCGTTTACTTTCTGTAAAGCCTCTTCTTTTGTCATAGTTTTCTACTATTTAAAATTTAAATAAACAAAATGTTTGGTGCAAAGATACTATAATTTATAATATTCAAAAAGTGTGTATTTATGTTTTCTCTTTGAAAATCCTCATTTTTTCAAATACTTTTCAAATATGCGGTCAAAAACACATTGAAACAATGTGTACCTTTGCAACAAGAAATTTCTTTTAGTTTAAGTTGTATATAATATAAATAGGTTCGCGTATGGCGAGAAAGCGTAATGACATAGTACTAGCTCCGTTAGAGGATGGCAATCAAAGACTTGCAATCCGTTCTAATGCCGACATTGTATGTTTTACTGGCGGTACTGGTGGCGGTAAGTCCGTTGCTTTGTATTATGCGCCAATAGAACACCTTGCTATGAACGATAACGCTAAGATAGTTTGCTTTATGCGTAACGTATCTGACTTTTGGGGCGCAGGTAAGGTGAATGACACACTAAAGAAAATGTACCCACTTATTGACCGTTCCGTAAAGAAACAACCGCATGACCCGATAGGCGAAATTATCCGTAACCAAACGGATATGGGTATGAAACTTTACAACGGTAGCGAGATAAAGTTCCAACAATTAGACAACGAGAACCCTATTGTTATTGATAAGATTACCAAAGGTTTGCAAGCAAAGAAACTAATCTTTGACGAGTGCAATAAGTTCCTTTGGCGCACAATATCCGCTTTTTTCCCACGTTTGCGTAGTGATTCAAGCGGCAAGGCACAAGTATATTTGGCACAAAACCCCGAGCGCGAATGTTTTATGCGTAAGATGTGTGGAAAAGGCGAGCACGGTGGCGGTTGGATTAATGATGACGGTACTGTTGACAAGTCGATGGACGGTGTTGTTATGTTCTTTTGTATGCCGAATGGCGACCTTGACAAATGTGTTTGGGGTAGGACGAAACGCGAGGTGTACGAAAAGTGCAAAGACCATATAGATTCGCTTTTGGCCGTTGACCCCGATATGACATACGATGATTTCATCCTTTCGATGGCTTTCTTTACGTTTGATGTGCGCGATAACAAGAAAATGCTATCCAAGAACAAAGGTTATCGCGGTTTGGCCGCTAATAGTGCCACCGCAGCATCTGCCTATCAAGTTAATTGGAATTATTCGATTAACGACGAGGAAGAAAATATTGATGACATTGTGAACGTGGAACTTTCAAAGATGGACGTTGAAAGAATGTTTAGACCTAAAGACGTTCCGCGTGATAGCGAACTTTTGAAACGCCGAATGACAATGGATATGGCCACTACTGGTTTCGATAATCTCACTTTCAAATATTGGGAGTTGTGGTCACATTACGGATGGATTTGCCGCGATATTCGGTATTCGATGGATAACAATAACCGCGAGGCTGTTATGATGGCAATGAATTTCCGCGATAAACACAACCTACAAGAAAAGGAAATGATTATCGACGTGCAAGGTTTTGGTTTCTTAAAAGAATGTTTCCCACGTGCCATATTGTTTAGTGGTGCAGGAACACCGTCTAATCGCGGTAAGACGCAATTTAGGACGTTGAAAGACGAGGCTGGACACGTTGCAATGGAAATGATACAATCGGGCTTGATTCACTACGAGCCGCAATTGGCCAATGCGCGATATAATCATAAGAATATGAAACGCGAGGGCGGTACGACTTACTTAAAGCACATGGTGTTTGAAAGCCGTATATTCCAATTCAAGAAAACGCCCAATGGGCGCATAATGATGATGAGCAAAGAGGATATGCACTCGTTGCTAAAGGGTATGTCACCAGACCTTTTCGATAACGTCATATTGCTTTGCGGTGGTAGTATCTACGATTGCCATAAGATGCTTAAAGAGGACGCAGGAATAATCCGCAAGCAATTACAAGCAGAGGATATGTTGGCGATGCTTAACGTGACGAATGAAAACTACGTTGACCCACGAATACACCGTAAGAAGATACGTAACGCAAGTGAAATATTAAATGTTTTAAGTACGATATAACGATGATTAGACTACATGACATAAAATGGTTTCTCCAAGACCCTAATCGGCTTGTGAAAATGAAGCCTTTTACACGTGGCGGCAAAATGGTGCCTCATGGTTACGAAGGTGAGCCTATCTTGAATAACACAATCCTTGATACTGGCTTTGCGAACCTTGAACTTACGCCTATTTCACAAGACCGCTACATTACGGAATACAAGCCCGACTTGCATCACATTTTGTTGAACGAGTCAATCCCTCACATCAAAGTGAGAATCGACGGTACGCCGTTGAACTTTGGTATGATGGATATGACCCAAACGTGCTCGTTCCAAAAGTTGATTCACGCCGCACATGTCCGTTCTCTTACGTCCAATCCGTTGTTGTTTAACCTTGGTAAGAACGATACCAAGAATGGCGGTATAGACCCATTTGAAACCGTTAAAGACGAATGGGGACAACGCAATCTTGACTGGCAGCTCGCACGTGCTATCAACATTTGTAAGAAACTTGGTAACTGTGGCCTTTTATTCAGTTTTGACAAGGAAACGGAAAAGACGGTCGTAACAACGTATAGTTATCGTGACGGCTACCAAATCGTCCCAAACTATGACGAGTACGGCTTTGAGGTTGCACGTTCTTTGGTGTATCAACTTGACGGCAAGACGATTATTGATACATACGATAACAAAAACCATTACCGTTGCACACCATCCGATGACGGCAAGACGTGGAATATTCAAAGCGAAGTACACGGCTTTTCA